TCCATTCTTGACCTGTGCAAGTCGAAGAGACTTACCGAAATTAAAACGGCAAGTCATCGTCTTCTACCGTAGCAGTGGTTTCTGATCCATAAACATCTTGGATCTTCCCAGTCATAACCGGCTGATTCCCTGAAGCATCACGTTTCCATAACGCGATATCAATGGTCTCACCTTCTTTAATGTTGCGGTGAGCAACGACTTTACCACTGAGGATCGGGCCACTGCCGCCTCGGTCATTCTTCCATAGGCTCACTTTACCGCGATTGTCATATTCCATTTATATTCTCCCTATAAGAGTTAGATTGGTTTCCAAGTCTTCCAGCAATTTATCAACCGCCGCTGAAAGTGAAGCGATATACTTGTCGTCTCGTTTGACGTTCATAATTAAATTAGGCAGATCTGGGTGATAAGACATAAACCAGTAGTCTGGTAGATCCATCAACCACATCGTACCCTGAACTTGAGCGTAATACTCTTGAGGCATTTCACCATCTTTATGATAGTCGATCAGATACTTAACATGCGTGGTATGCATTGGACACTTAATCTCTAAGCCAGCCAAATCTTGAATTAACCGATCAGGGCTGCAACCAACCGTCTCCTCATCGTTGGTTACAAACCCTACTTCTCGGCAGATTAAATCTGTCTGGAAGCTGAACACATCCGCAGCTTCGGGCTCTAATTCACGTCCACGCTTCATATAAAAAGTATCAAACGAATCAAATCGCTTTTTAGCCATTGTCTCAGCTAATAGCTCATGCATGTATTTTTCAGATGACGCACTAGGCTTACCCGTGGGAGTCAGAAGGTCTTTGAACCGACTGGCAGATGGAACCCCAAGCCGTAGCGCAAACCACGCCTCGGAACCTTGTTCGACGTTGTGGATCTTCATGACTTAGCCTGTTTAGCTTTCTTTTGCTGAAGCTGCTTCTTGGCCTTCTCATACTGCGAGTCGGTCAGACTCTTGAGATTCTCTACACCGTAGACTTTGAGGAATGCAGACTTGCTTGATTGAGTAGCATCTAGCATCGCGTCAAGATGAGCCACCTTCTCGTCAGAGATATCTTCTATACCCAACGTAAGATCTTGTGCATCAGTGTCCTCATCGGCACAAACTGCCCACATGCTTTGAGCTTGGTATCGCTTGAGATAAGTTGCCATGGAACCCAAGTCTTGCACAGGATTCTTACTTGCCTCTGAGATCTTTAGAGATGCAGTCTGCTTAATCCACTGGCCTGAACCGTGGGATATCTGGCTAGAGACACATACATGCCCAGCTTTGGCTTCTACTGCTTGAATAAATGATAGCCCGTTAGCGGATGCTACTGGACGAATACAACCTAGAACTGACGTAAGATCAGCATACTCGTTCTTAAAGAATGTGTTCTTGGTGTTTTTACCTGGATTGCGAATCTCGGACTGCGCTTTAGCAAGTGCTGTCGCCAACTCGTTAATGTTTTCCGACTGTTCCATTTTCTTCTCCTTTGCTGAAACGATTAAAGAATAAACGATTCATGCGAAGAAGTAAACAAAACTAAAGATATGAATTAGGGGTATCTATGGTATGATGGGGATTCTTCTCCCCTGTGCCTCGGCACAAACCCCTCGGCCCACTTCGGTGGGCCTTTTTAATACGTCCAGATAACTGGCGTAGTCTGACGGATGTCTACATGGACAAAAGTCTTGGCGATTCCAATACCTGAGAATCCGAGCTTAAAAGCGTTAGCAACGATAATGAAACGGTCAGCCCCGTTATTAATAGCAATATCAGCAGCGCAGCCTGTCGCATGCTGTCCTGGGCCGCCAGGCTTTTTAGCTTCGATGCTATGACGAGGGCTCCGATAGCCAGACGTAATCCTAAAAGGAAAACCGCATTCAGCGCGTAATGCGTCCAGTGACGTGACGAACTCTTCTTTAATTTCATTTTCACCAGTCTCCCTACACGCAAATTCTTCTAACGTAAAATACTTAAACATCTCAATCCTTATGAACACCTTTGTGTTTTTCAAATGTTCTAAGCCCACCTAAACCCAACATCCCCATCACAATCGGCATCATCGTTTCTAGCGATATCAGTGGGATAGTTATGTCTATTTCTAACAAAGCTAAGACGAAGTTAGTAAAGGGAATCGTTATGTAGTTCCCAAACATACCAAGTACAGCGACCCAACCCAGAGCCGGTCGCCAACCCGACACGAACAGCGATTTGTGCTTCGACTCGGCTAGATTGATAGCCAACTGCCCCTTAGCAAGCTCCTGAGCGTGATTCTCGGCCATTGTAGCCAAGTCATGCGCTAGTCTAGCCTTCTGATCCTTGTCCTCAATAAACTTGTCTAACAAGCCCGTAACAGGCCCGATGAGCTTGTCTATCACTGCTTGGCTTTCCCAATATTAAGCGCAAAAATTTCCAGCACTTTATACACCTTCGCAATAATGGCATCGTCTTTAGGCGTAGGGGTTACTGCACAAATGGCGCTACAAAGGGCTACTAATGTCGTCGCTATTTCCAGATACTCCAGCATATTGATCTCCTATTTCGCAAGCCGTTACGATCTTGCCGTATGTTAGTTTTTCCGCTGCAATCTCACATTCTTTCAGGGTATCAAACTCTATCCGATCAGGGCTTACCCAAGTCCCGATCATAATAATTAAAATGTACATTACTTCCTTATCAATTCATTGATGGCTTTCCAAGCCTCTACCATTTTACTTTCTAAGACTTCAAGCCTGTTAAGAATCTTACCAATCGTTAAAACTAAGATGAATATCCCAGCGGCAATAGGCCAACCACTGACGATAACTTCCCATGCTTCCATGATTTCTACCTAAAAATTTGTGTAAAAATACAAAGCTGACATCAATATCCCGAGACAAGTAGCGCCCCACCCAAAAATGATACCAATTAACTTCATATTTTCGCGGAATTGCCTTCTTTGCATTCTAATCTTAGCGACTTCTTTTTCATGCGCTAACCTAGATTCTTCCATCCGTCGTTTAATGCTGGCATACAAGTCGCCTTGACCCTGCATCAGACAAATGTCTTGTAGTTGTCGATCAAAATTCTTTAGTTGGCGAGTTATAGACTCCATCTTCAGAGCCTCTTGATAACTCATCTTGCCAGCGCCCTTCTTCTCAGCATCTTGGGCCTTTTCAGTCGCATTAGCCCAACGGCCAATTACCCCAGAAAGATCGCTTCCGTTACCCTTTGCTTCTTTTAAAGTTTGTATCGCAGCATTCACACTTTGAACTGCTGCAATCGCTGCTGAGATTTCTGCGAGCATAGAGCATCATTTTAACCATTACTTTATTCGACTAATTCACCCGCTGGCTCTAAATCTTCTTTGATTGAATTGACATAAGCCTGAAAGACTGTCTGCAATTCCTGCTGCTGAAGATTCATTGACCGGATCTGTGCGTTGATTTCCTGCATACGCGCAACCTTTGCCTGTACTTCTTCTGGCAAGTCATCAATCTCGTAATCGTTTTCATCAATCCTTAGTGTCGCCATTTTCTTCTCCTTTGATTAAACCTTGTACGGTTCTTGATTCGTAAATTCTTAACGCTAACCACAAAATAGTCATGCCAGCCGCCGCATCTGGAAGCCAGCCAGCTAAAGACGCAATGCCGCCACTAACGGCGACACCATCCATTACTGTCTTAGCTGCTTCGTGGTCTACCATGGAACACCTGATGCTTGGGTTGGGTTCTTCTGGGCCTCTATATTAGCAGAAAGTGACGCTTCAATCGCGTCTTTGTCCAGCTCAGCCCAGCACCAATTTAATGCCATAGCCTCGGTCACATCGTCGTAATCAGTCCAGTCTGCGCTAGAAGGATCAGGCGTAAAGCCACAGGTGCCGTAGCTAGAAGCAGAGAAGTCACCGTCTACCGCAGTAGCTCGCCAGTGGGCTACTACTACGCCACCGTCTGATAACTCACGTTCTAAAGTTGAGATTGTCCAAGTTGTCATGTTTGTCTCCTGTTAAGATTCTTTTAATGGTTCGACAATTACTCTACCGTTTTCGTCAGTCCATTCTGTGTCA